TATTCAGTCGTGGGATACGGCGTACGAAACGACTAATCGTTCGGACTTTTCTGCGTGTACAACGTGGGGTATCTGGACAACTGAGGAAGGTGAGACAAACATCATCCTCTTAGATGCCTATAAAGCACGACTTGAGTTCTATGAACTAAAGAAGAAGGTGTTAGAACTGCATAAAGAGTATGAACCTGACGCATTAATCGTGGAAAAGAAGGTATCAGGTATATCGCTTTACCAAGAGTTGCGTCGGATGGGTGTGCCGGTGTCAGAGTTCACCCCCAGCAAGGGCAACGACAAGATAACTCGACTCAATTCGGTGTCTGACATTATTCAGTCAGGGCGAGTATGGGTGCCAAACACTCGATGGGCAGAAGAACTTACCGATGAGATTGCAGCTTTCCCAGCAGGTGAGCATGATGACTATGTGGATGCAACTACGCTAGCATTAGCAAGGTTTAGGAATGGCGGGTTTTTGCGCCTTCCAACAGATGAACCCGATGAGTTGCAATACTTCCGTGGGTTCCGTGGCGCTAAGCGTGGGTACTACTTAAGTTAGGAATGAATCATGGCTATTGATAAAGCACTGTATGAGATGCCCGAAGGACTTGAAGCCTTGGCGCTTGAAGAAGCTCCTATTGAGATTGAGATCGAAGACCCTGAATCCGTAACGATTGGCGTGGGTGGGCTTGAGCTTGAGATTGAGCCGGGGGATGAAAACGAGGAAGAAGAGTTTGACTCTAATCTAGCCGAGTTCATGAAAGAAGGTGACTTACAGAAAGTTGCCAACGATGTGATGGAGATGGTTGAAGCGGACATTACTTCGCGTAAGGATTGGGCGGATACCTACGTTAAAGGTTTGGATGTGCTGGGCTTACGTTATGACGAGGTAACTGAACCTTGGGATGGTGCTTGTGGGGTGTTCTCCACACTACTTACAGAATCTGCAATTCGCTTCCAAAGCGAATCCATCATGGAAACATTCCCGGCAGGTGGGCCTGTAAAGACGCAGATCATTGGTCAGTTTACCCCTGAGATTGAAGAAGCGGGTAAACGGGTGAAAGCTGATATGAATTATCAGCTAACTGACAAGATGCCTGAGTATCGGTCAGAGCACGAACGTGCGTTATGGGGTGTTGCGCTGGCAGGTTCGTCATTTAAGAAGGTCTACTACGACCCATCGTTAGAGCGCCAAGTTTCGTTCTATGTACCTGCCGAGGATGTCATTCTTCCTTATGGTGTAACAAACATTAGACGTACAGACCGCCTTACGCACATCATGCGTAAGACTAAGAATGACGTTAAGAAGTTACAGGTAAGCGGGTTTTATCGGGATGTTGATCTTGGTGAGCCTTACGCCAGCCAGACCGATATTGAGAAAGCCAAGGCGCAAAAGGAAGGCCAAGAGCCGACTAAAGATGAGCGGTATCAGATATGCGAGGTGCATATCGAGTATGACTTGCCGGGGTATGAAGAAGAACTGCCACTGCCCTACGTCATAACTATCGACAAAAATACCAACAAAGTTCTGGCTATACGGCGTAACTATAAAGAAGACGACCCCCAGAAACGTGCACGCCAGCACTTTGTACACTATATGTACATCCCTGGGTTTGGTGCTTATGGCTTCGGGTTGATTCACATTATCGGTGGCTACGCCACGGCAGGCACCATGCTGATTCGTCAGTTGGTGGATGCAGGGTCGCTATCTAATCTTCCCGGTGGGTTAAAGGCTCGTGGGTTGCGGATCAAAGGCGATGACACCCCTATCGCTCCGGGTGAATGGCGAGATGTCGATGTGCCGGGGGGTGCGATCAGAGACAACATTCTGCCGCTTCCTTACAAAGAACCCAGCCAAGTTTTATTAGCCCTACTCAATCAGATCACCGAAGAAGCACGAAGGCTCAGTGGTATGGCTGATATGAAGATCAGCGATATGTCGAGTCAGGCTCCGGTAGGTACGACGCTGGCACTGCTTGAGCGGCAGTTAAAGACGATGGGTGCTGTGCAGGCTCGCATCCATGCAGCGATGAAAGAAGAGTTCAAGCTGCTCAAAGAAATCATCAGGGAGTACACCTCACCTGATTACAGCTACGTGCCGCAAGATGGCACACCGCAGGTTAAGGCTGAGGACTACGACATTGTCGAAGTTATTCCTGTGTCTGATCCCAACGCCTCGACGATGGCTCAGCGGGTTGTGCAGTATCAAGCCGCTTTACAATTAGCCCAAGGTGCGCCTCAGTTATATGACATGCCTCGCCTCCATAGGCAGATGTTGGATGTGCTGGGTATTCCTAACGCCGACAAGCTAGTACCCCTGCCGGATGATCAGAAACCCAAAGATCCGGTGACTGAGAACATGAATGCACTTAAAGGTGTGCCGCTAAAAGCCTTTATCTATCAGGATCATCAAGCGCACATCACAACGCATATGTCATTTATGCAAGATCCCAAGATTGCACAGATGGTTGGGCAAAGTCCTATGGGTCAGCAGATGCAAGCTGCGATGATGGCGCATGTTGCCGAGCACTTAGGGTTCCAGTACCGTCAGGAAATTGAACAGCGTGTTGGTGCTCCGCTACCTGGACCAGAGCAAGAGGTGTCTGAAGCCGAAGAGTTGGCGATGGCTAAGTACGTAGCAGAAGCAGCTCAGCAAGTTCTACAGATACACCAAGCTCAAGCTGCACAACAGCAAGCACAGGCAGTTGCTCAAGATCCGCTGGTTCAGATGCAACAGCAAGAGCTTCAGATCAAAGGTTTGGAGCAGCAACGCAAAGCTGCTAAGGATCAAGCTGACGTTGCGCTGGCTCAGAGTAGGCTACAGAACGAGCGTGAGCGGATCGCTCTTGAGGCTCAGAAGGAAAACATCCGACTGCAAAGCCAAGATAAGCGCGAGGATAAAAAGATCCAAGCTGACATCCTTAAATCTGTGATGAAACGAGGTGGTTAATGACCCATGAAAGGCAAATGCTGGATCACTTATTTAACAAACTCAAAGAACGAGAGCGGGAAGTAAGTGATGCAATGGCTGAAGGAAACTGTAAAGACTTTGCTGAATATAGAAATTTGTGCGGCGTAATCCAAGGTCTGCGCCGTGCAAGAATGGAAGTACAAGACCTTGTGCAACGTTATGAGGAATTTGAAAATGACTGATGCAGCTCAAGCTGTGATTGAAGATGTTCAGCTAAAAGCCAAGCAATTGCCGATTGTTAAGGGGTACAAGATTCTTTGCACCTTACCTAACATCGAAAATAAGTTTGATAGTGGAATTATTAAGGCAGACGCTACTGTCAAGTTTGAAGAGTTACTGAGTAACGTGCTCTTCGTTGTAGCACTTGGTGATATGGCGTATGCCGATCAGAACCGATTTCCCACGGGGCCGTGGTGTAAACCAGGGGATTTCATTATTACCCGTGCCAACACCGGCACTCGCATCAAGATTCACGACCGCGAGTTTCGGATTATTAACGATGATTCCGTTGAAGCTGTGGTGGAAGACCCCCGTGGCATTCAACGTGCGTGAGGTGATATATGGCTGAATTTGAAAAGGTGGAATATAAATTTCCAGACGAACGTGAGCCTGAAAAGAAGGCTAAAGACGACGTTGAGTTTGAAATAGAAGTCGTTGACGACACGCCCGATCCTGATAAAGGACGCAAACCGCTTGAAGAGCCTGTCAATGAAGTAACCGATGACGAGCTTTCTAAATACGACGAAGGTGTACAGAAACGTATTAAGAAACTGTCGCACGGATACCACGATGAGCGTCGAGCTAAAGAAGCAGCTTTGCGTGAGCGTGAAGAGGCTTTGAAGTTTGCCCAGCAGATTATTGAAGAGAACAAAAACCTCAAGAAAAATCTGGGCGAACACACGACACTTCTTGTTGGCACGGCTAAACAAAACGCAGAAATGGCACTTGCCCAAGCACAGGGTAAATATAAAGCTGCCTATGATGCAGGTGATGCCGATCAGATTGTTGCCGCACAGGAAGAGTTAATTCAAGCTAAGTTACGACTTGATAAAGTTGAAAACTTTAGGGCACCCGCTTTACAAGAACGTGAAGTTCCTGTAAATATGCAACCACAATCCG